GAGGAGGCCCGTGCCCGCCTTCCCGATCTCTCCTCGAACGCGCCGGTCCCCTCCGACCTCGACGCGGTCTCGCCGGGTCCGGCGGATCCCGCGTGGGATCGCGCGGCCTGGCTCGACGATGCGCGTGACGTACCGCCGAACGCGACCTGGCCGCGCCTGATGACGCTCCCGCACCCGGCGGCGACCGGATCCTACGGAGGCGTCGCGTCCGAGTGGGCGGAGGCGCGCCTCGGGAGGCCGCTCCGCTGGTGGCAGCGGCTCGCGCTCCTCCGCACGCTCGAGCATGACGGCCAGGGCGCGCTCGTCTGGCCGTTCTGGCTGTGGTCGACCGCGCGACAGGTCGGGAAGAGCTGGCTCCTGCGCGAGCTCCTGCTCTGGCGGATCCACCAGGCCGACCTCTTCGGCGAACCGCAGCTCGCGCTTCACACCGCGTCCGACCTCCCGGTCTGCCGCGAGGTCCAGCGGCCGGCGCGCGCCTGGGCGCACCGCCTCAAGGCCGACGGGTACGTCGTCCGGGAAGCGAACGGGATGGAGGAGATCGAGACCCCGGACGGATCGCGCTGGATCGTCCGCGGTCGCGGCTCGATCTACGGGTATTCGGCCTCGCTCGCGGTCGTCGACGAGGCCTGGAAGGTCAACCCCGAGGTCGTCGAGGACGGGCTCGAGCCGACGATGGCCGAGCGCGCCTCGTCGCAGGTCGGGCTCGTCTCGACCGCGCACAGGTTCGCGACGGGCCTGATGCAGTCCCGGCGCGCGACCGCGATCGAGCAGCTCCACGATCCGAGCGACACGCTCCTCCTCGAGTGGAGCGCACCCGGCGGGACCGACATCGACGACCGCTCCGCCTGGCGCCTCGCGTCGCCGCACTGGGCCGACCGGCGCGAGCGCCTCGTCGAGGCGCAACACCGGCGCGCGGTCGCGGGGACCGTCTCCGCGGATCCCGACGAGCCCGACCCGCTGTCGGCCTTCCGGTCCCAGTGGCTCAACATCTGGCCGCCTCGACAGGCGGTCTCGACGGGGCGCGACCAGGCGCTCCTCGCCGACGGGGCGTGGGCGATGCTCGTCGAGCTCGCGCTCGTACCCGGCGGAGCGCTCGTCCTCGGCCTCGAGGACTGGTTCGGCCAGGGCGCCGCCGCGTGCGCGACCGGACGTCTGCCCGACGGCCGCCTCTTCGCGTGGGGCCGGATCGCGGCGCGGAGATCGGAGGCGGCGGGCTGGCTCACGACGCTCGCGACCTCGCACCCGGGGTCGCGCCTCGTCCTCGGCGCCTCGCTCGAGCAGGACCCCGACGCCGGCGCGATCCCGGTCGACGGGCGCGAGCTCGCCGGACAGGCGGAGACGCGCTCGGCGCTGCCGCTCCTCCGCGAGCTCGTCGCCTCGGGCCGCCTCGCGCACGACGGAGGCGCGGAGCTGGCGCGACAGGTCGAGACGGTCCGCGTCCTCGAGTCCCGCGCGGGCGGTCTGATCGTCTCACCGGGTGCGGCGCGGACCGACCTCCTCCGCGCGACCGCGTGGTCGCTCGCGGTCCTGGCGCGGCTGCCGGTCCCCGAGGAGCGACCGGCCGTCTTCTGAGATCCCGCCGCCGGCGTGCATCTCCGGCGACGGGATCCGAATCGTGCAACGGATGGCCGCTCCGATTGCACGGAAGTCCTATACCGCGTCTCTACGCGCGCGCGTATAGTTAGGAAGTCAGAGAGAGCGAGTCCAGAGTCGGGGCACCCGACTCCTCGCCTCAGACGAAGGGGCACACACATGACGCACCTTGAGGAGCTCGAAGCGAAGGTCCGCGAGACCTTCGACGCGGTCCTCGCCCGCAAGGCGACGGCGGCGGAGCTCGAGACGATCGCTCATGAGTTCCACGCGGTCGCGTGGATCGTCGGGGACTCGAAGGCGGTCGCTCGCGCAGAGTCGAAGATCTGGGACGCGGTCGCGTTCGGATCGCGAGACGGTCGATGAACACGATCACGGAGACTCGCGCGGTCTACCTCATCCACGAGGGCGGCGACGTCCCGGTCTACGTCCTCTGCGACCAGTGCGTCGCGGAGACGGCCGATCCCGAGGCGGCGATGGCCGACGTCGTCGGCCGCGACGACTCGCGCCATTGCGTCGGCTGCGATTATCACGCGGATCCGGCGTGCGACGCGGGTAGCTGGTGCGTCGCGACGCGGGTCGACCTCAACGCGGAGGACGACCTCGTCGTCGAAGGCGGCCCCGGCTGGACGGGCCTCGACGGGACCGACGAGGCGGAGGTCTCGCTCCGCCTCGCGGAGGTCGTCGACTTCGGCGACACGGTCGCGAGCGTCATCCTCGACGCGAACGGTCGCCAGATGGCGGTCGAGCTGACGCTCGACGACGTCCTCCGCCTCATCGGCGCACTGGTCGCGGTCCGCGACGGTCTCGACCGGTGACGCTCACAGACGCGGCCGCGCTCCTCGGAGTGTCGGCCGCGACGCTCCGTCAGCAGATCGCGAACGGCCGCCTCAAGGGCCGCAAGGTCGGCCGCGACTGGACCGTGACGCGCCGCGAGGTCGAGCGTTACCGCGCGGAGTCGCGTCGACCGCTCAAGTGGGCGGAAGGCGCGCGGCCGCCGTACAAGTGTCTCGTCTGCGGCGTCTCCGACCGTCGCCACGTCAGCTCGACCGCGGGACACATCTTTACTCGCTAGACTCCGCCTCCTCACCAGGACGCGCCCTTTGTCTACTTTTACCTATGTGGGGCGCTTCTCGTTGCGCGCGGGGACTACGCTGCGCGGCGGAGAAGGTCCCTCAAGGAGGTCGGCGATGGCGCGCGCGCGGAACACACTCGGACAGTTCACGGCCAGGCGGTCGCGGAGCGCGACGACTTTCGGCCGGCGCCGGTTCGGCGGTCCGGTCGAGGGGATCGAGACCGACGGCATCGTCTCGGGCGAGGCGATCATCCTCGGAGGCGAGGAGGAGCAGACGACGACGAGGCGGACGAAGAGCGCCGCCGGCTCCTGAGCGGGTGTCCTTCTTCTCGGAGGTCCGGCGGATCTCCTCGAACCTGCTGACCGCGACCGACGGCCGCGACGTCCTCCGCAACTCGCCCGACGGGTGGGAGGTCGAGCGTCCCTGGCTCTGGTGGAGCGGGAGCGGGTCGCAGATCCAGGGACCGTTCGGGAACCCGATCCCGGGCAGCTTCAACGGGTCGAAGCTCGGCGCGATCCCGGCCGTCGCCCGTTGCACCTCGGTCATCGTCGACGAGCTCGCGGCGATGCCCTGGAAGGTGTACCGCGGTCGCGACCAGCTCTCGACGCCGGACTGGATCGCCGACCCCCAGGCGCTCCGCCTCGACGGTCGCGTCGTCGACCCGGCGGCGATGGGCGGGATGGTCCGCCTGTCGCACGTCGACTTCTGGGCGGCCTGGCTCACGGACGCGCTCTGGTGGGGCGACGGCCTCATCTGGGCGCCGAGTCGCGACAGCTCGGGCGCTCCGAAGCCTCCGATGGCGCTGGTGCACCCCTTCTCCTGGGAGTTCCGCGAGCGGGAGTACTGGGCCGGCGAGCAGCATCTCCCGGCGATGGAGGTCATCCACCTCCGGGGCCCGGGGCCGATCGTGAACGGTCGCGGGACAGGCGCGCTCCAGCGCTTCGCCGCGACGCTCGGCTACACGCTGACGATCGCGGACTATGCCCACAGCGTGTTCTACTCGGGCGTCCCCTCGGGGTACCTGAAGGTCACGACGCCGGGTCTCGACCAGGCGGTCGCCGACGAGCTCTCCGCGAAGTGGAACGCGAAGCATGCGCAGGGATCCCGCCGGGTCGCGGTCCTCAACGCGACGACCGAGTTCAAGGAGCTGACCTGGTCGCCGGTCGACGCGGCCCTGAAGGAGGTCCAGCAGGCGAACCTCAACGACATCGCGTCGGCGTTCGGGGTCCCCGGGTACTTCATCGGGGCGTCGGATCCCTCGAATACCTATGCGAACCTCGAGACGCGCCGGCAGGACCTCGTCGTGTTCACGTACCTCCCCTGGACGAGCCGGATCGAGGCCGTCCTCGACGCGCAGTTCGCGCGCGGCGTCGAGCTCAAGGTCGCGCTCGACGGGATGCTCCGCGGGACGACGAAGGACAGGTACGAGGCCCACAAGCTCGCGATCGAGGCGGGCTGGAAGCTGCCCGAGGAGGTCCGCGCGACCGAGGACCTTCCGCCGGCCGACACGGTCCCACAGCAGGAGACGGTATGAGCGAGACGACCGCGCTCTCCTTCACGATCGACTGGCGCGCGCCTGTCTCGACCGACGAGCGGATCGTCGGCGGGATCGCCGTCCCGTGGAACGAGACCTCTAGACTCACTCCCGACCCGGCGGGCGAGAGGTTCCTCCCGGGGTCCCTCACCCGCTCGGTCAAGTCCCGCGGCGAGCGCCTGAAGCTGTTCCGGGGCAACCACGGACACGACATGGTCCCGGTCGGCCGCCCGGTCGCGCTCGACGCGCGTCACGCGGACGGGCTCTGGACGACGTGGCGCATCGCGCAGACCGCGATCGGGGACCAGACGCTCGAGGAGGTCCGCGAAGGGCTCCTCGACAGCTTCTCGGTCGGGTTCCGCGTGATCCGCCACCGGCGCGGCGCCGACGGGGCGCGCGAGATCGTCGAGGCGGAGCTCGGCGAGGTCACGCTCCTCCCGACCGGGGCGTATGACGGGGCCCGGGTCCTCGAGGTCCGCGCGCCGGCGCCCGTCCTGCGAGCTGCGGACCTGACCGCCTGGCTCGACGCGCACCCGGTCCCGACCGTCGACCGGACGCCGCTCCCGGACCTCAACCAGTGGCGGGGACTTGCCAGGCGGGGCTAGACTCCGAGCGGTTCGAGCTCGCCCGACTCGCCCGACACCCTGGCGGAACCACCCGGTCGCGACCGGCTCGCCCGCCTCCGTCGGAACCACGCGGAACCACCTGCGAACCCGGTGTGTCAACGCGTATTCCGAAGGAGAAGCAGCGGTGCAGTACCTCGACAGGCTCCTCGACGAGAGGATCGCCCTGACCGGGATCCAGACGAACCTCCGCGACCGCGCGGCGTCCGAGGACCGGGATATCACGGAGCAGGAGCGCTCGGAGATCGCGCGCCTGCAGGAGCGCGCAGCCCAGATCGACGACCTCCTCGGCGAGCATGAGGCGCAGGCGAGCTCCGCGCGCGCCTTCGCGCAGCTCCAGGCGAGGATCGAGAGCGGGCGCGACCGCGGGGACGCAGGATCTCGCCAGGCGGCGCCTGGGCGCGCGGAGCAGCGCTCGCCCGGACAGGCGGTCGTCGAGTCGACCGCGTTCCAGAACTACCCGGGACGCGGCCAGATGACCGCGGTCGAGGTCCCGCTCCTCGACCTCGAGCAGCGCGCGCTGGTCACGACCGCGACGCTCGGCGGCGCGATCCAGCCATTCGTCTGGTCGAACGAGCTCCCGACGCTCTCGATGCCGCTCGTCGACGCCGTCTCGGTCGTCCGTGTCAGCTCGGGCTCGGTCGAATGGGTCGAGACGGGTCCGGACCCGGTCGCCGCGGTCGTCGCGGAGGGCGCGCTCAAGCCCGAGGCGACGATGACCTTCACGCCGAAGAGCGGCGTCCTCGACACGATCGCGCATCACGTCCAGATCACCCGGCAGGCCCTCGCCGACGCGTCCTACATGCGCTCGCTGATCGAGACGAAGCTCCGCCGCGGCCTGGCTCGCAAGATCGAGGCGGACCTGACCACGCTCCTCAACGGCGCGACCCTGCAGTCGGCTGTCAACGCCGACATGACGAAGGCGATCCGGATCGGGATCGGCATGGTCGAGGCCGCCGGGTACCGGCCGAACGCCGTCGCCCTGAACCCCGCGGACTTCGCGTCGCTCGACGTCAATGCGATGCTCGAGTCCAACGGCGGGCCCGACCGGCGCACGAACTTCTGGGGCCTCAAGCCGATCGCGGTCCCGGGCCTCACGGCCGGCGTGGCGATCGTCGGGGACTTCAAGGAGGGCGTCGTCCTGTTCGACCGCGGCGTCTCGGACGTGTTCGTCACGGACTCGCACGCCGACAACTTCCTGCGGAATATCCTCGTCATCCTCGCCGAGGGCAGGTACAAGAGCGCGATCACGGATCCGCTGGCGCTCGCCGAGACGGCGGCCGCCTGACATGGCCGGTCACCCCGGGACGATGCCGCTCCGGCTCTACCGGGGTGACTCCTACTCGTGGCAGGTCCGGACCTGGGCCGACGAGGCGCACACACAGGCGATCGACCTCGCCGGCGCGACCGCAGCGGCCCAGCTCGAGGGACCCGTCGATTCCCTCGAGCTGGTCTGCTCGGTCGAGCTCCCCAACCTCATCGATGTCGAACTCCCGGCGGCGTCCTGGAATGGCGCCGTCGGGTTCGACCGATGGGACCTGCAGCTGACCTGGGACGACGGGCGCGTGTTCACGCTCCTGTCGGGCCCGGTCACCGTCACGGATGACGTCACGCCGTGATCGCCTACCTCGACGTCGTCCTCGAGCAGGCGCCCATCTACGTCGACATCGCGACCGCGGCCGGAATGCCCGGGCCCGTCGGACCTCCGGGACCCGAAGGGCCCGCCGGCGCGACAGGCCCGACAGGGCCGGCCTCGACCGTTCCGGGACCTCCGGGCGCAACCGGCGCAACCGGCCCGCAAGGGCCGGCAGGCGCGGCCTCGAGCGTTCCTTT